CAAAAAAGTAAGCGTTTAGGGTATGGAGATGATGAAGTAAATTGGAGTTTGAAGCATTATGAAAATGAAAGAAGAAATTTAAAAAAGATGGAAAGAATGGAAAAAGTATATGGCCATGCTGAGCAACAGGACCCTAGAGTACGCCTAAAAATTCTCATGGAAAGTTGAGAATCTTTTATATAAAAAGTTGTTTATTAATGAGTTACGAGATGGGTAAAAAAAAAATTGGAAATAGTTAACAAAGTTTACAAAAAAATGTTATAAGTTTGTTAGTAGAATGTTAGCAATCTTCTCTGTTAGACATAGTATAAATTATAAGACAAATTTGACAGAGTAAGAGGGTAAAACATGAAAAATGTTAATAACTCTAAAAAAACGCTCATGTCATACAATAAAAACTGCTTCGAACACTTACGAGAAAGCAGAAAACAACAAAGAAAATTAGTCAGTTGGAAATGCGACTCTATATACGTAGATGTCGAGACTGGCGAGATTATCAGTAAGTACCGTTTAAGAAACGGAGAATACATTAAAATTAAGTCAAATACTAAAATTAAAACAAATGAAAACGGAAACAAAAGTAAAACAATTACAACCGAATGCAGGGCCAATCAATGCGGATTATTCGAACAATGAAGAATTGATTAAAAGGTTAAGTATAGAAGATAGTCCATTTGAAGTAATAACGAAAGATGGAGAAAGCTTTGGAGTAATGGGAAATTATAGGTTAACAGAGCCAGGAAATGACCCAGAGAAAATTAAAGCTGAATTAAAGAAAATCACATGGAATAGAGTAATACAAGTTGTGATGATATTAAATGAATTAAAAGAAAAACTAAATGACAACACAAGAAAGAACAAAAGTATTGAATCAAATGAGGAAAATTGAAAAAGAAGATCCTAAAAAATTTGAAGAGATTAGAAGAGAATTAGTAAAAATGTATAATTAAAACCAAAAAAAAAGTATGAAAACAGAGTTAGGCGGAGATAGATTAGGCTCCGGAAATAAGCAAGAAATTAGCTTAAGAAATTACGAAAGATCTACTCATGATTTAGGTTATATTTGGAGATCATCGATGTCAAGTGGTACGCTTGTACCCTTTATGTCAGAGGTGGGATTACCAGGAGATAGCTTTGATATTGATTTAGATTGTGATGTAAAGACATTACCAACAGTAGGACCATTATTTGGAAGTTATAAAGTACAATTAGATGTATTTGAATGTCCGATAAGGTTGTATAATGGAAAATTACATATGAATATGTTAAATATTGGAATGGATATGTCAGAGGTATTATTACCACAAATACAAATGGATGCATATTATCATCAAGATGGTGGAGATAATGACCAAATAAACCCAAGTAGTATATACTCTTATTTAAATATAAGAGGAGTTGGAAGGAAATCTGGAGGTGGAGAAGGTCATGTTAGAAGATTTTTTAATGGTGTACCCTATTTAGGATATTGGGATATTTATAAAAATTATTATGCCAATAAACAAGAAGAAAGAGGATTTGTAATACACGCAGGAAATGGAGATGTAAGCTTTGATACAGTAAGATGTTTAGTAACAGTAAACGGAAATACAGTAGTAACAAAGGATATATTTGCAAGTGATGAAAGTATAGATACAGACCCACAAGGGGCAAGTAATGTGGAAGTTACAATGGAAATAAAATTCGAATGGAATAATAATGATACAGTAGCTTATGGAAGTCCAGATGTTAGCAATTTTGAAATCGAAGTGGGTGGAAATACGTTTGTAGTAAGTGAATTATTTAATGTAGTAAATGTACCAACAGTACCAGATGGTGGTTTAAATGGTGGAACAATAAGTGTACAATGTTCAGATTATATTGGAGCATTAGGAGTAGCAGATTGGGATGCAACACAATCAACAGTAGTACCAAATACTGAAGGAAGTATATATCAAGGTCAACCAGTATTACAGGAATTCCCATTGGAAAATATAGACGATATGAGAATGGATATTTTAGAAGCAGTAAGAGATACAACGGCTTTTAATATAACAAGATCAACAAGAGCACCCTATGGTTTAGGTTTAGATTTTCAAGGATCTTATGAGACACAATATAAACAATCAAGTCAAGAAGGATTGGGAATTAAAACATATCAATCAGATTTATTTAATAATTGGATATCGACAGAATGGATTGATGGAACAAATGGAGTAAATGAGGTAACTGCAGTTAGTACGGCAGGAAATGAGTTTACAATAGATGCTTTGAACCTAGCAAATAAGGTATATAATATGTTAAATAGAATTGCAATTAGTGGTGGTAGTTATGATGACTGGCTAGATGCAGTATATACACATGAAAGAAGTAAAAGTGTAGAAAATCCAATATATCATGGAAGTTTAATAAAAGAACTAGCGTTTGAAGAAGTAGTATCTCAAGCAGATGTGGTAACAGAAGATAATGAACAACCGTTAGGAACGTTAGCAGGTCGTGGAAGATTAACAGGGAAAAACAAAGGTGGAAAGATAAAAATCAAAGTAAGTGAGCCTAGTTATATAATCGGAATAGTAAGTTTAACACCTAGAATCGATTACTCTCAAGGGAATAAGTGGGATGTTAACTTGAAAACAATGAATGATTTGCATAAACCAGCGTTAGATGAAATTGGATTCCAAGATTTAGTTACGGACCAGATGGCATGGTTTGATACAACATGTAATAATGCAGGAGATGTAACTTATAAAAGTGCAGGAAAACAACCAGCATGGATTAACTATATGACAAATGTTAATCAAACTAGAGGAAGTTTTGCAGAAGTAGTTGGAGAAAGTGAAGGCGGAAGTATGTTTATGACATTGAATAGAAGATATGAAGAAACAGCTTTAGGTATTGGAGATTTAACTACATATGTAGATCCTAGTAAGTATAATGAAATATTTGCGTATAGTGAATTAGATAGTCAGAACTTTTGGGTACAGATTAGCAATAGAATTATTGCAAGAAGAAAGATGTCTGCGAAGGTAATACCGAACTTATAGTGAGTAGTTTAGTTAGTTTAGTTAGAGGGGGTGGAAACGCCCCCAGTAACTATGTACAATAAAATTAAAAAATAATAAAATGGCATATAAATATAGAAAACCGAGTAAAAGTTGTTTAACAAGTGTAGAAAAGTTGGAGGGTGAACCAATTGAATGGAAAATAGAAAGAATAGTTAGTAATAAGGAACCAATTAGCGATGGAGCACCGAGTATATTTACTGAAAGAAAAGATGGTGTAGTAAGTGCGTATAATATCAGAACTGATAGATGGGAAATTGCGAGTGAGGCAATGGATAAAGTATCTGCAAGTATACAAGCAAAAAGAGACGGAAAAGGTCAAGTAAAGTCGAAAGTTAGTGGTAGCGATGTGAAAGAAACTGCGCCTAAAAAAGAAGGTAAAGTTGTGGATTTAAAAGGTGGAGAAGTTAGCGGAGCAAAGTCAACAGAAGGCAAGGCTTAACAAGTAAGCTCAACAGGAGTGGTACGCATCTGTTCTTATATATCAAGTAGGTGCGACCGCTTTTGAAAAGCGCGAAAAAAAACAAGACAATGAGTATATTAATGAATCAAATGCACAACGCAATATCTTTAGCTAATAATTATGCTAATAGCGTGGGTGGAAATCAAAATAGTAATAGTAATATGAGCGGAATAGTAGGTGCTGGATTAAGCATGTTAGGTGGTTTGGTAGGAGCAAGAAACCAACACAGAAGACAAAGACAATTAATGGGAGTGCAATATCAGAATCAAAGGTTATTGAATCAACAAGGGCATGATTTACAGTATGATATGTGGAATAAGACAAATTATGGAGCACAAGTAAAGCATATGAAAGAAGCGGGATTGAACCCGGCTTTGATGTATGGAAGTGCTGGACAAGGTGGTCAGACAGGATCTCAAGGTGGCGGAAGTGCGGCTAGTGGAAATGCGGCGTCCTTTAATGCAATGGATTTAAGTAATATGATGAAGCTAAAAGCTGAAAAAGAGTTACTAGATAGACAAGCTGAAAATGTGGCGGCGGATACAGGATTGAAAAACGAACAATCATTAAAAACTAGAGAAGAGAAAAACAAAGTTATAGCAG